TGGAATAACAGCGGCACGATTAAGCCGCAGACAGGTTGGATTGTGTGACGGATAACGTGGTCGAGTTTCCCAATCGTGAGATTGATGTTGAGGTCCGGCTGGACTTGAACGAAGACGAGATCGCGATGATCACTGCGTTGCTGACCACCAGGATCAACGGCTTGTTGGTAACCGCCGATATCAGCATGGAGTCTGCGGTCTATGCCTGCTTGCGGGCGGCAGCGCACTCAGCGCTTGAGGATGGCTGGTCCGCTGAAGATTTCGAGGCGTTCTGTAAAAGCACCGAAATTCAGGAGATACAGGTCGATGCCTAAAGACCCCAGATTGGAGCGGGCGGGCGTGAGCGGTTTCAACAAACCGAAACGCACACCGAGCCATCCGACTAAAAGCCACGTCGTAGTGGCGAAAGAGGGCGACAAGGTAAAGACCATCCGGTTTGGGCAGCAGGGCGTCATGGGCGCCGGCAAAAGCCCGAAGACTGCTGCGCAAAAGGCCCGCCGCCGCAGCTTCAAAGCAAGGCACGCGAAGAACATCGCCAAAGGCAAGATGAGTGCGGCCTTCTGGGCAAACAAAGTGAAGTGGTGATCATGCAGTTATGCGCTCCCTGTATCTATCCGGCTAAATGCACCCTGCGTGGCCGATGTGTATCTGGAAACGAGGTTGTGTCTTATCAGCCGGTGCTGAAGAAGGCGCCGGTTGTGAAGAAGGCGGCAAAAGCCGCTCCGAAAACCGTCAAAAAGAAAAAGGTGAAGTGATGTACATGAAGGGCAAGAAGTCTTCAAAGCGTGCGGGCAATGTCAAAAAGGGCAAATACTGCTCGTGATTCTGGTTCGACATTTACGCAGGCCAAAGGTCAGCACAGCCCCGCAGTTCTCCCTCTGCGGTGGCTGTGTGACGCCTAAGCGCTGCAAGGAAGCTGGTGGTTGCGATGCCGAGACGGTTCAAGTCAGTCCCAAAGGACAAAAAGACCGGCCTGCCAAAAAAGTATCTGGCGGGGTCAAAAAACAGGTCAGCCAAAGCCGCCGAGCTAAGAAAGACAGCAGCCGCGTACAAGCGCGGTGAAAAAATAGACATAGCGGCAGTCAGCAAATCGAGGGCAGCGCAAAATGCCAAAAGCAAAACCTCTAAGCGAAAAAACAAAAACCGCTCTGCGAAAAAAGGCTGAAGGCACCCGCTTCAGCTATGGAGAGCTGGCGAAGGTGTATCGTCGTGGGCAAGGCGCTTATCTTGGCGGGGGGAGCCGCAACGTGCCGATGTCCGCTTGGGCAATGGGACGCGTAAATTCATATGTTTCAGGCAAGGGTGGCGCCCGAAAAGCAGACTCTGACATCTACAAAAAGTCTCGGTCTGGGAGCAAAAAGTAATGATGGATAATGACGCTCTCGGCTCTGTGATCTCACGCGAGATCACTGAGAGCCTGAACCATTTTGATACGGAGTACACGCAGGACCGTGTAGATGCGCTCGACTATTATTTGGGGCGCCCTTTCGGCAACGAGGTCGAAGGTAGGTCCAGCGTCGTAAGCACAGAGGTCGCGGATGTGGTCGAGCAGATCATGCCCTCAATGATGCGCATTTTTACAGGCACCGATAAGGTTGTCCGCTTTGCCCCGCGTACCGAAGAGGACGTTGAGAAGGCAGAGCAAGCCACTGATTATGTTAACTTTGTTCTGCAAAACGATAACGATTACTACCGTATCCTTTACAATTTTATCAAGGATTCGCTCCTCTTTAAAGTCGGCGTGATCAAGGTCGCGTGGGACGAGACGGACGAGATCAAGCAGCAGAGCTATGAGGGGCTGGACGAAAGCGAACTGGCGCTCCTACTGGCAAACCCCGACGTTGAGGTTGTTGAGCAAGACACCAGCGTGCTGATGGCCGGCGATCCTGAGTTGGGGATTGAGGAGGTGCTGAATTATGATGTCACGCTCCGGACCAAGACCAAATCTGGTCGCATCCGCTGTGAGAACGTCCCGCCGGAGGAGTTCCTTGTTAGCCGCAGGGCCAAGAGTCTCGAAGAAAGCCGGTTCATCTGCCACCGCACCACGATGACCGTCTCCGAGCTGGTCTCTATGGGCTACGACCAAGACGAAATTGAGACTTACGCGGGCGTTGGTGAGTTAGAGGTCGATATGGAGCGCCGCAAGCGCTTTGAAGACCTTGATGCGCAGAACGATTACAATCACGCCGATCCGTCGCAGCGTGAGGTGCCGGTATATGAAAGCATCATTAAAGTAGACTTTGACGAGGACGGCGTTGCCGAACTTCGCCGCGTGCTTTCTATAGGGGACGGCGGAGAGCATGTCCTTGAGAACGACATCATCGATTACATCCCCTTTGCGGTGATCAGCCCGATCCTGATGCCGCACCGCTTGATTGGGCGGTCGATCTTCGATCTGACAAAAGACCTTCAGGTGATCAAATCGACCCTGATGCGTCAGTACCTCGACAGCACCTACCTGTCGGTGATGCCGCGCGTCGTAGCGGTTGAGGGGCAGGTAAATATCGATGACCTGCTTGAGGGGGCGCCGGGATCGGTGATCCGAACTCGGTCGCCCGGAGCCGTGCAGCCGCTCTCGACAGGCGGAGTAGGCGGAGAGATACAGCCGCTCATGCGCTACCTTGACGAAATCAAAGAGCAGCGCACTGGCATGAGCAAGGCCTCGCAGGGCTTGGACGCAAACGCGCTTCAAAGCAGCACCGCCGCAGCGGTATCGGCAACGGTGAAAGGTGCGGGCCAGAAACTGGAAAGCTACGCGCGGACGATTGCAGAGACAGGCATGAAAGACCTGTTCCGAATTGTGCTGAAGCTGGTCTCAACCTATCAGCAGCAGCCGCGCATCATTCGCCTGCGCAACAAATTTGTGCCTATCGATCCGCGCGAGTTTGAGGGCTTTGACATCGTCGTCAATGTCGGACTTGGCACGATGGACGAGCAGGAGAAGATGTCCCGCCTGATGGAGATTATCGTCAAGCAGGAGCAGATACTCCAGACGCTTGGGCCAAACAACCCGCTGGTCGGGATGGACCAGTATGCGAACACGCTGCGCCAGTATGTAGAGCTTGCCGGCATGAAGGACGCTTCGCGCTACTTCAAAGACCCAGCGCAAGCGCAAATGATGCAGCAACAGCAGCCGCAACAGCAGCAGCCAAATCCGGAGCTGATCAAAATCCAGCAGGACTTTGAGCTGAAAAAAGCCAAGCTCGACGCAGAGATCGCTTTGGAGCGCGAAAAGATGATGGCCGAGCTGGGCTTGCGCAGAGAAGAGCTTGCCGCAGAGGCGCAGCTCCGTGTGGCTAAGGCCATGACCGACGCAGAGATAAGCACAAACCTGCCGCGCGCATGACGCTGGGCAATGTCTGCGACCTGCTCATGCGGGCAGGCGTTTATACCGATTGGACACTGGATCGCGTCTATAGGCAGTTTGCGCATCCGATGTCGCACGGTCAGGCGATCATCTTCGCAAAGGAAGATCGTCCGGTTGGTGTTGTGACATGGGCGTTTGTATCAGACGAGGTTCTGCTTGAGCTGATGCAGGGCAACCGCGCCGTTGCGCCGGAAGAGTGGCGTTGCGGAGAAAACCTATTTTTTGCGGACTTCATAGCTCCGCACGGAGACGCACCGCAGATGATGCGCAAGGTGCGGACCAAGTTTAGAGACATTTTAGGCAAGGGCGTGCGTGGACACTGGTATCGCCGCGCGAAAGGACGAGCAGGTTATGTGGGATCGTGACTTCCTAGACAAGTGGGACATGGCACGCCGTATAGAGGCACGCCTGTTCTGTTTTGGTAGCGGCGCATCTGATGACGATGGTGGCGGTGGTAGCGATGATAATGACAATTATCTCGTAGAGGCTGGTCGCGGCAGAACAACGTCTTCGCCAGCACCAGTAAGGAGCGTTGCTCCACAGGACGACAGCCCTGATCCGGCGCAGAAGATTGCTTCGGTTGTTGGAATACCGCAGACCTTAGTTGAGATGGCACAGTCGGCATCGCCAGAAGTAAGGGCTGCCAACTCTGCAAGAAACGACGCTATTTTTAACGAGTACTTTGCCAACGATATATTTAACCAGCAGATTGACGCTACGCTAAATCCACCGTCCCAAGTCTTCGACATGAACGACGCAGCTGGTGACTATATGCTTAATCCAAGCCTTCTCGGAGGCGGCGCTTCCAACATTAGTGTTGGGTCTTCAGGTTTCCCGCCGGCAACTATCACTGACGCTGCTGGGACCACGTTTGATACAACAACTGGGGAAATCATACAGCCAGAAGCAAACATGGTGCCGCTCAACAGCGCGCCTGTGCCAACGCCTCCACCGCCTCGTTACCAGACTAACGCACAACGCGACTTTTTTGAGGACTTGGCCGGTCAGGGTGATGCTGCAATAAACGCCTTCAGGGCGGAGGTTCGCAACCTCGACAATCGCGGGTTTCTGGGTCGCCGCATTGCAGCGGGTATCGGCGCTGAAGGTGTGCCTAATTTTGATCCTTCGCGTCCCGCTGGGTCACAGATTCGCGGCGTAACGACCACCAACTTTGTTGACCTGCCGTTTGTCGGCACCGTGCCGTTGTCGACATATACCGGCCTCGACAACCCCAACGCGATGTCTGACGACGGCGGCTCTGACGATGTGGTCCCACCACAAACCAACCCGCTCACCGGCACGCAGCAGTGTCCGGACGGATACGTCTTTGACGACTTCCTTCAAGCCTGCCGGCCTATGACCCGCAGCGAAAAGGGCGGCTCTACCGGCACCGCAGACACAGGCTCCGGCGTTTTCTTCCGCCGCACTTCGCTAGATGATGCGCCGGCAAACCTGCCGACCGGCTTTGGTTTTGACGCGGCTAACCGGCGCTTCACTGAAAGCTACGGATACCGGCCTGATTTCTATCGCTCACCCATGAGCCTCACAGGGTTCACCCGCGTATCATGAACGAGGGAAAGCTGAGGCAGCAGGCGGAACGTGCAGCGCGGGCCGAAGCCCTGATGCGCGACCCGCTCATCGTTGAGGCGTTTGAAACCCTCGATAAAGAATTTGTTACCGCGTGGAAGCAGTCAGCAATCGCTGACCAAGCAGCCCGCGAGAACATCTACCAGCTTCTCCAAGCACTCGACGCTCTTAAGGGACACTTTCAAAAAGTCCTTGAGGACGGACGACTTGCAGAAGAACGGCTCAAACACAGATAAATTAGAGGTGACTTATGGTTGACCCCGAAGCGGAAACCAACTCCAACCTTTCCCTACAAGATGCAGCCAGCCTGCTCATGGAGACCCCTCCTGCGGAGGATACGTCTAGTGAGTTGGAGGCTCCACCTGAAGAGATCATTACGGATCAAGATCAGGTGATGCCCTCAAATGAGGCGACCGACGAGTCAGAGGAATTTGACCCTGAAGTTGATGACTATGAGGAAGATCAGACCAACGACGATGCCGATGAAGGTGAATTTGAGGAGGATGTCTTCACTGTCCGCGTAAACGGACAGGACGTTGATGTCTCACTTGATGAAGCACTCAAAGGTTACACGAGAGAGGCTGATTACACGCAAAAGACGCAGCAACTGGCTGAACAGCGCAAACAGTTTGAAGCAGAGCAATCTGAGCTTCAGGCCGAGCGCGCACAAACAAGCCAACTGCGGGATGCGTATGCTCAGACACTTCAGCAGCTTGAGCAACAAGTCCAACAGGGGCTTGGTCAGGAGCCTGATTGGGATAAAGCCTATCAGGAGCTTGACGCTAAGGAATACACCCGCCTTGTCCAAGATTGGAACGCACGCAAGGACAACTTGCAGAAGATACAGGTGGAACAGCATCGAGTGCAAAAAGAGCGTGCTACCGAACAGCAGGGCATGATGCGTGCGCATCTTGTTCAGCAGTCAGAGCTTATGCTTCAGAAACTACCGCAATGGCAGGACCAAAAGGTCCGCGATACGGAGCGGGCGGAGCTGGCTGAGTACGCAAAGTCTCTTGGTTATACCGACGAAGAGATCGCAAACGCTGCTGACCATCGGGCCATCGTGGCCTTGTATCATTCGTGGCAACTCTCACGGCTGAACGCTTCAAAGCCAGAGGCAAAGAAGAGAGTCCGCAAAGCGCCCAAGATGGCAAAGGCCGGAGTTCCTCGCTCAAAGAATGAAGTGGCTACTCGCCGCAAGGTCAAACTTGCGGATCGTCATGCCTCTGAAGGCAGCATTGCCTCAGCGGTTGATCTTCTTCTAGCCAGAAACAAATGAGGTGACACATGGCTACACTAACCTCTGCCACCAAAATTGGTGAGCGTGAAACCCTTGCGGATGTCATCGCAAGGATTGACTCAGATGAAACGCCAATTTACAGCGGCGCTTCTAAACTCTCCACCAGCGGTATTACTTACGAGTTCCTTGTTCAGGAACTGGCAACTGCCGCTACCGACAACCACCGCAATGAAGGCGCGGACATGACCGACTCCGGCGTGACTGCTTTGACGCGTTTTTCTAATACGCATCAAATTAGTTCACGAGGGTTCCTTATCAGCAATACCGTAGAGGCCGTTGATAAGGCGGGGGTCGAGAGTGAGGTGGCATATCAAACAGTCCTTGCGGGCCTCGATCTCCGTCGTGATATCGAGAAGATGATTGGTGACACCAACGTCGCTAAGTCAGCTTCTGACCCGCGCAAGTCTGCATCCCTGCTGACTTGGATGACCAACGGTGACAAGCCGTCCGATATGGCCTTTGCTACCGGCGATGGTTCCGATGCCGCAGATGTGACCGGCACAGCGCACGCGCTGACCCTCGCACGTATCGACAGCGCCATGCAGGCAGCATGGACCGACGGAGGCAACCCTCGTCTCCTCGTGGCTTCGGCCTCGAACCGTGCCAACATCTCTGATCTGACTCAGAGCGGCACCAACTTGGTCAGCAACCAAGCGACCACAACAGCTCGTCAGCCGATTACCTTCAACGGTGCGGTGTCGATCCTGTTTAACGACTTCGGTCAGCTTGAGGTCATCCCGTCTCGTTTTCTCGGAAATGATCGGGTCTTCCTGATCGATCCGGACCACGTTGCGGTTGGCGCGATCAATGGTCGTAACTTTGTCGAGCAGGAAATTGCACCGACAGGTGACGCGCAGAAGCGCCAAATCCTCTGCGAGTGGACACTGGTTCCAGACGCACCGAAGGCCCACGCGGTTGTATTCGGTCTGAACGGCTCCTAAGCAGTTCACAAATGTTCAAGAGGGGCGGCTGCGGCTGCCCCTTTTTTCATGGAGTTTCACGTGAAAAAACTGATTTCTGCGGACAAGTCTGCCGGCAAAGAGACATGGATGAATTTTGACCGTGATGGTCAAGCCGAGATCATCCAGAAGCAGCACATCAAAGAGGTGCTGGAGGCAAACAAACGTCAGCAAAACGAGTGGGAATACGGCAAGCTGATCGGTAATACGCAGCGCCATCACCAGAAGGTCGCTGACATCCCGAACCTGCTTTATGTCCAGCTCAAAGAGAAGTTTGGTCACCCAGCCGACAATCCACGCGATTGGGCCAAGTGGCTGAACGATCCGGACAACCGACATTTTAGAACTGGCGGCGGACGTATCTAATGGCGATCACGAATTATACAGAGCTGAAGACCGCACTGGCGAACAGCCTCGCGCGCTCTGACCTGACCGATAATATTCCGGACTTCATTGTTCTTGCAGAGGCACGTCTGTCTCGTGAGCTTGAAACACGGGAGCAGGAGAAGCGGGCCACCGCGACCCTGACGGCCAGCGATGAGTTTATCAGTCTGCCTACCGATCTGCGGGAGGTCCGCTCTGTAAAGCTCAACACTTCGCCGAACACGGTGCTTGAGTATATGTCGCCAACCTCGCTGGATAACACCTATCCGAGCGGCGGCAATGGTAAGCCAGTGGCTTACAGTCTTGTCGGCACCGAGATGAAGATGCGTCCGGTTCCTGACTCCGCTTACACAGCAGAGATCATCTATATCGGCGGCCTTTCAGCCCTGTCTGACAGTAACGCCACCAACACTATGCTGACCCGCCATCCCGACGCTTACCTCATGGGATCGCTCGTCGAAGCCTATCAGTACCTGATGGATGACCAGCGGGCGCAAATCTACGACCAGAAGTTTTCGCGGATCATTGAAGAAATCCGCAAAGATGAGCAGCGCAGCCGGTATGGCACTGGCACGTTGCACATTCAGTCAATCTACACACGGCAAGCTAACATTTAGGAGTAGAGCATGAGCGCGCTTTCTGACTATGCCGAGAACAAAGTGCTGGACGTTCTGGGGGCCAACGCGACCTTCACCGCTCCGAGTAACGTGTATCTTGGTCTTTCGACAGGTTCTTTAGGGGACGACAACAGCGGCACAGAGCTGTCCGGCAACAACTACAGCCGCGTTTCGGTTTCCTTTGGTGCGGCAGCCAGCGGAACGATGTCAAACGATGCCGCGATAGAGTTCGCAGCGGCGACTGGATCGTGGGGCAGTGTGAGCCATTGGGGGCTTTATGACGCCTCATCGTCGGGTAACCTGCTCGTTCATGGCAGCTTCAGCGCTGCAAAGACAATCGCTTCGGGAGATGTTCTGAAAGTTGCAACCGGCGACCTTGATATCACTGCTGCGTAAGGAGTGAGTCATGGCTATTCTGAAGCCAACGCTTGATCAGATAACGACGCCACTCGACAGCATTTCAGGATCACTGGATGATGACGCGGTACTGATCCGGCTGGATTTTACAAAAGAGCCTACACTTGAAGAACTAGACAGCATCATAGCCAACTTTGATGCGCTCGACAGCTTTGGCAACGTGGACAGCCTGAGCTTCGACTTTTTCTCAGTCGCAGCAACCGCAAGCCTGTCAGTAACCGGCACCGCTAGTATTCAGGTGCCGATCCCGATGGATGCCTCTGCGTCTGTCGCTGTCACGGCAACAAACGCCTTTGACCGCATACGCGGAGTGGATGCCGCCGTCACTGGCGCAGTGTCCTTCGCAGCCACCGCAGCCTTCATCGCACGGATGCAGGCAAGCGCATCGCTTGCCGTCACAGCCACTAACGTAGCGGGTCGCATCAGGGGCATGTCTGCAAGCGCCTCTGTGGCCGTCACAGAGTCCGCAAGCTATGTCGTGGTCCTCACAGCAGCCGCAAATGCCGGCGTCTCTGTAGAGGCGTCTGGCGCGGCTACAGGTGTGTTCACTATGCCGGCGACAGGTAGCGTTGTGATCAGCGGTAGCGCCATCGGCAAGATACCGGGCGAAGATTGGTCCGATGTCGCGGAAGACGGTGAGACTTGGACTATCCAGACAGCCGGATCAGAGGTTTGGTCTGTGCAGGATGCCGGCAACGATGGGACGTGGTTACAGCAATGATTACTTTTGGCGAATGGCTGCCTGACCAGCCCGATCTTAACAATGCAGGCGTCACAGTGGCGAACAACGTCGTGCCTGCTGCTAATGGTTATCGCAGCTTCCCCAGCTTTGTCAGCTTCAGCAACGCTGCCACAGCACGCATACGAGGGATGTTTGCGGCAAAGAGTGCTAGCGGCAATGTCTCCCTGTTCGCAGGCGATGATGGGAAGTTGTACAAATTCAATCAGGGAACGAGCAATCTTGACGACGTCTCAAAGTCGGGGTCGCCCGCCTATGATCTAGCCGGCCCAGAGCGTTGGCGTTTCAGCCAGTTTGGCACAAAGGTCATCGCAGCAGGAGGCACAGGTGAAGAGCTTCAAGTCTTCGATGTGGGGACGGATTCCGCTTTTAGCAATCTGGGCGGTAGCCCGCCGAAAGCGGATTATATCGCCGTCGTCAGAGACCAAGTCTGGACCGCCAATATTGATGAAGGCTCAGGCCGTGTTCCAAATAAAGTCAGATGGAGTGCGATCAACAATGAGGCATCTTGGACCATTGGAACAGATCAAGCTGACAGTCAGGTCATTCCTGACGCGGGTGCAATCACAGGCCTTGTCGGTGGTGAGCGGGCTGTCATCCTTATGGAGCGGGCTATTGCTGTCGCTTACTACGTCGGCTCACCGCTTATATACGAAATTAACCGAGTGGAAACTCAGCGCGGTTGTCCGTTTCCTGACAGCATTGCAAATGTTGGAGGCGACGTATTCTACCTCGCGCGAGATGGTTTCTACCGCTTTTCAGGCAATCAATCCATTCCGATTGGGGCGGAAAAAGTAGACAAGTTTTTCTTCAAAGATTTTGACGAGGCGAAGGTCGAAAAGATGTCCTGCGCAGCCGATCCAGAGGCGCAGCTCGTCGCGTGGTCGTATGTTTCAAATAACGCAACCGCTGATACACCTGATAAAATTCTTGTCTATAACTATGCAATCAACCGCTGGTCGATCATTGAGCAGGAATGCGAGCTGCTGGCCCCGCTGTTCACGCCGGCCTACACTTTAGAGGACTTGGATAACCTTGCTGCCAACATTGACTCCCTACCGGCGCCCCTCGACTCGGCACTCTATAAGGGTGGTCAATACTTCTTCGGTGGAAGCAAGGATAAGAAACTGCATGGTTTCACTGGCACGGTACTTGCCGGCACCATTGAAACCTCAGAGTTTACGCTCACCAAGAACCGGCACACGCTTGTAACCCGCACGGTCCCTTACTTCAAAGATGGCTCCGTGACCATGCAGATCGGGTCGCGTGACCGGCAAGACGACGCCACCAGCTTTGATACCGCGTCCAGCCTGACGGATGAGGGCTTTTGCCAGCACCGCGTACAGGGGCGGTTCCACCGCGCGCGTATGAACATAACCGGCAACTGGAGCTTTGCTCAGGGGCTGGATATGGAGGGGCAGACCATTGGCAGACGCTAACTTCCGGCGCCTGCCGACAGAGGCGACAAACCCGCGTGAGATCAGCCAAGTCGTCAACAACATACTGGAAGGCAAGCTGAACAGCACCGGCTCGTTCACTTGCACTGCCAGCGCGGCAACAACGGCAGTGACCGACTTCCGCGTCGGTTTGGACAGCGTGATCCTTCTAATGCCTACGACGGCAAACGCAGCGTCCGAGCTGGGGGCTGGCACGATCTTCGTCAGCGCCCGTGCGAAGCAGAGCTTTACGGTCACGCACGCTAACAACGCACAGGCGGATCGGACATTTTCTTATGTCGTCATCGGTTGATGAGTGGCGCCGCTGCTCACGCTGGATTGAGGATGCGCTGGAATATGCGCATGGCTCTCACACGCTGAATGATGTGTGGGACGCGGTAGAGCGCGGTGACGCTCAGTTTTGGCCTGCAAAAGATGCGGGTCTGGTCACAGAGATTATCGACTATCCACAGCGCCGCACTTTGCGGTTCTGGCTGGCGGGTGGTGATCTGGAAACTCTGCGGGTCTTAGAAGACGAGGCCATCGAGTGGTCAAAGCAATGGGGCTGCACAGCCTGTGAAATTATTGGAAGGCGCGGTTGGGTCCGCGCTTTGGACGGCTATGAAGAGGCCGGCACTATAGGAGTGAAGAGCTATGGGTAAAGGTGGAGGCGGCGGTCAGCAGACCGTCAACACACAGACAATGCCACCAGATTATGCGCTGCCTTATTTGGAGTATGGACTCGCAGAGGCAAAGCAGCAGTTTGAGTCGGACATGCCGGGATACTATCCGGCCTCCACAGTCGTCGACTTTTCGCCCGAGAGCGAGATGGCTTTAACAAGTATGCGGTCCCGCGCACTCGACCCTAATAGCCTCACGGCCCAGACGCAGAACGTGGTGAACCAGAACCTGATGGGTACAAACCCGCTGGCGATGGCGGCTTTCAAACCTGTGATCGACACGGTCACTAGCCAGTTTGCAAAAGCAGGCAGATACGGATCAGGGGCCAACCAGCAGGCTCTGGCGTCCGCTCTTGCGCCGGCTGCACTACAAGCACAACAGGCGGCTATAGGGCAAGCGCCGCAAGTGCAGAACCTCGACTTGCAGCAACTGGCAAGGGTTGGCAGCGCCCGTGAGGATCAAGCGCAGGCTGTTATGCAGGACAACGTTAACAGGTTTAACTTCGACCAGAATGTAGACGCCGAGAAGTTGCGCAACTTCATGGGGCTTGTCGGAGGCGGGACCGTTGGCAGCAGCCAGATACAGCCGGTGTTCCGAAACCCACTGGCTGGCGGTCTTGGCGGTGCTGTGGGTGGTGCGCAACTTGGAAGTATGGCTGGTTTTAATCCGATGTATGGCGCCCTTGCCGGCGGCCTGCTTGGCTTGATGTAGGGGGCGAAGATGGCACTTGGTGGTGGTCAAAAGATGCGCGGGCTTCTTGGTAATGACTTTGCTGATCCTCGCACGCAGGGCATTTTGGGTCTGGCCGGCGGTCTTCTGTCGGCAAGCGGCCCGTCCGTAGGTCGTCCGGTCTCGCTGGGGCAGGCGCTGGGAAGTGGGCTGCAAATGGGGCAGACGGCTTTCAATCAGGCGCAGACAAGAGCTGATCAAAAATCGGCTGCTGATCTGGCCCGATCAGATCGTCTAGCCCAACAGCAACTGATGAACGACTACCGCACTCGTCAAGAGGAGCGGCAGACGCGACTTGATGCGCTTGCAGCGCGTCAAGGCAACCTTCAGGTCGTAGGCGGCAATCTGTTTGATGTTTCCGATCCTTCAAGCCCGAAGCTGATTGAAACGCCTCGCCTGCTAAGTGAGGACGTGTCTTCTGATGGACGTCTTATCTACAGCACTGGACCAGACGGAAAAGTCACTGTGCGCAAGAGCGGCCTGTTTGATGTGTTGACCGAAGAAGAGGCGGCAAACAAGAAGCCAAAGGTACTCAGCAGCACTCTGCAAAAAGTAGAGGATGAAGACTTTGAGGCGCTGAATACATCCGCAAGCATCGTTGATGATACGCAGGGCTTCCTCGATATGATCGATAATGATCAGCTCGATTTCTCCTTTGGCGATAGCGCTGGCGATGCCATCGCGCTGGCTCTTGGGTCAAACAATGAAGAAGTCCTCAACAGACAGGACTTCAACATCTTCCTCGAAAGACTGCGCAACGCAACATTGCGGCTGAACAAAGGCACGCAAACGGAAGGCGATGCCGAGCGTGCATTGAAAGAAATCAGCAGAAACAAAAACAACAAAAACGCTGTGCGTCGTGCGCTCCTAAAGCTGCGTGAGGTCAACGAGCGGGCTATCGAAAACAAGAAGCGCGGGATCAACCGGCGGCGCTCTACGCAGGGGATCGATGCTTTCGACTTCTCTGACACCATGCCGGCGACCAGTTCAAACGATGTTGGCTATGAGGAATTATGATGAGCGTGAAAGTCAAAATAGACGGCGTCGG